CTGGAAATACTCGCGGTTTGCACTATCAAAAATAGCAAGCATCTGGACTTCTTCTGTCTCCACCTTAGATCGGTTCCATACCGACATACTGCGGACAATAGATTTTTCATCCATAGGGCACGACATCCAGGGATATCCTGGGTGTTGCACCCATCTCCTTTTTAGGAAACTAACCTCATCAATATTAGTATAAGGCTCTGTTGGTTTTTCTTTCTTGTCGGTCGTGTAAACAAGACCTTGAGTGTCCAAGAAATTAGTGATCGCAATGTGATTAAACCACGGGGCTGCTGGATGCACTCCCATGACGTTGTCGTCACCATACGTTCGCAAATTTACACGGTCACTAAAAACCGAATTGTCACCAGGAGGTCTCAACGCGATAAACGCAATTCGCATGTACAAAGAATTGACAATAGAATTGATCGTCGTCGTGAGAGAACATCCAGATGGCATTGTACCCAAGAACATAACCAGGTCGCCACAGAAATTCGTAAAAGCGAAAATCGTGTCTGTAGCAATTGTGTCCAGCACGTTCTCTACTTGCACGCGGTCAAATCCAGGTACTAAAAACCTCAGGATGAAACGCTTGTGCACGTAGAAAGCTTGCGCTAGAACAGCTGCTTCCTGGTCCTTGTCAAAGTGAGCGTGGTCACCGCCAATACCATTGGCTTTACCATAGGCAATAAGCGATTGGTACATGCGTTGCCACTCTATACTCTCGGGGTTGATCCCAACGGCACACTCAAAAATGTCATGGTGTTCCTGGATGAATTTAATCGTTGTGATATAGAACATCCTGGTTAACAGAGTGAAACCGAAGTTGCATCCAGAGAAGATCCGCACCTTGTCTCTAGGTTTCCCAGCTCGATTGGGTTCCTTGGACATGGGCACGGGTTCATCCTTCAGCGTTGCCTGGAAGATCGGACTGCTACGTACGCCACGCGACGCTTGATCGAGAACGTGATTGAAACATTCTTCCATCTCAGCATCGAGATTGTACACTGGGCGATCCGAATTCTCACCAAGCAAGTGGAGATCATCGCCCATCAACGTATCATTCTCAAGAAGCACCAGCTTCTGAAGTTTTCCACAGTTGAAGGGAAAACCGCAACTCGTTTTGCGGTT